CCTGCATGGCAACGTAAAGAAGGTAAATCTGAATCTGGTGGATTAAATAAAAAAGGTATTGCATCTTATAGAGCTGCAAATCCTGGATCTAAATTATCAATGGCAGTTACAACTAAACCCAGTAAGTTGAAAAAGGGTTCAAAAGCTGCTAATAGAAGGAAGTCTTTTTGTGCTAGAATGTCTGGCATGAAGAAAAGATTGACCTCTGCTAAAACAGCAAGAGATCCAAACTCAAGAATTAATAAATCACTTAGAAAGTGGAATTGTTAATATAACTAACAAAGGAGAAAGACTATGGACGCAGTAACATTCATCACTAAACTACAAAAATTCATCAAAGATTCTTACCAAAATATTGGTGATTCTATGATATCTGGAGCAGTTGACAGTATGGAGAAATACAAGTATATGCAAGGACAGGCAAATGCCTACCAAACAATAATTCAGGAAATCTCTAACCTGCTAAACGAAGGAGCTAAAAAAGATGATAAAGGAAACGTTATCGACCTCGGAAAAGGAAGTCCCAAAGATAAATCTAGGTCTTGAAGAAAAGTATAAAGAAGAAAATAAAAAAGTTGAAGATAAAACAATCAGAGCAGAAAATGTTACTGAATCTTTAGTTGATAGTTTACCAACACCAAGTGGTTGGAGATTATTAGTATTACCATTTACACCCAAAGATAAAACTGCAGGTGGATTAATCATATCACAGGAATCTTTAGATAAAGCACGAATCGCAACAAACTGCGGTTATGTTTTAAAGATTGGACCATTAGCTTATTTGGATAAAGAAAAATATCCAACAGGCCCTTGGTGCAAAGAAAAAGATTGGGTGATCTTCGCGCGCTACGCGGGATCACGTTTACCAATCGAAGGCGGTGAAGTTCGTATATTAAACGACGATGAAGTCTTAGGGACAATTAAAAATCCTGAAGATGTACTTCACTATATTTAACCATAGGAGAAAACTATGCCAGAAGATAAAAATGCAAAGACAGTTGATATAGATACTTCAGGACCAGAGATGGATGTAGAAATAAAAGATGATTCTACACCAGAACCTGAGTTTGAAGTAAAAGAAGAAACTGTAAAAGAAGTAAAAGAAGAAGCCAAGTCCCCAGACGCCAGCGACACGAAGCTGGAGACGGGAGACAAGAAGCTTGAGACAAAGAAAGACGAATTAGAAGATTACAGCGAAAGTGTGCAAAGAAGAATTGCTAAATTAACTAAAAAGATGAGAGAAGCAGAGCGTCAAAGAGAAGAAGCTCTAAACTATGCTCAATCTGTTAAAGCAGAAAAAGAAGTTTTAACAAAAAGATTTAGCACTTTAGAAACTGTATCTATTAAAGATAGAGAAGCTAAAATTGCATCGGCATTAGAAGCAGCAAAAAGCAGACTAGCAGTTGCTAGAGAAGCTAATGATTATAGTGCTGAAGTTGAAGTCTCTAAAGATATAGCAAGATTAGGTTATGAGGAAGCTAGATTACAAGAAGTTAAATCTAGTTCAGAAAATCTTGCAAAAGAACAACCAGTGAAAAACATAGCAGATGTTAGAGTACCAGACAGACAATCTACAGCTGATCCTAGAGCAGAATCTTGGGCAGCTAGAAACAAATGGTTTGGAGCTGACAAAGCTATGACTTACACAGCTTTCGACATTCATAAAAGTCTTATAGATGAAGAAGGTTATGATGCACAAAGCGACGAATATTATGCGGAAATTGATAAAAGAATAAGACTTGAGTTTCCCCATAAATTTGATAAGAATGCAACAACGGAATCGACCAAACCGGTACAAGTAGTAGCTTCAGCGAAGCGAAGTACTAAACCTGGTCGCAAAACTGTGAGACTCACACCTTCTCAAGTTGCTATCGCTAAAAAATTAGGAGTGCCATTAGAAGAATATGCGAAACAATTAAATATCACGAAGGAGGTATAGGCATATGAAAAAAGAAAACATTAAGACCCCACGTGCGAGCCAAACTAGATCTACTGAAAAGAGACCTACAACTTGGACTCCACCATCATCTTTGGATGCACCGCCCGCGCCAGCAGGCTTTAGACACAGATGGATAAGAACTGAAGTTTTAGGGTTTGACGACACTAAAAACATGTCAGGAAAAATGAGATCAGGATGGGAGTTAGTAAGATCTGACGAATATCCAGATTCAGAATATCCAAGTGTTAAAGACGGCAAATACGCAGGAGTGATCGGAGTTGGTGGCCTTGTGTTGGCAAGGATACCTGAAGAAATCGCAAAATCTCGTGAAGCTTACTTTAGAAAACAAATAGAAGCTCGCGAAGAGGCAATTGAAAACGATTTGTATAAGGATCAACACAAAAGTATGCCTATCAATAGTGAGAGGCAGACTCGTGTAACTTTTGGTGGTACAAACAAAAAATAATTTTTTTGTAATATCAACAAAGTAAATAAAAACTTAAACAAGGAAAAAAACTATGGCTAATAGAAGCTCAGTAGGCTTTGGTCTACGACCAATTGGTAAAGTTGGTCAGAATAGAGATGCTCAAGGTTTAAGTGAATACCTAGTAAGTGATAGTCCAACTATTGCTTATTTCAATGACCCAGTAAAAGCTACAGACGCAGGAACAATTGCGGTTGCAGCAGCTGGTGATAAATTATTAGGTTCACTTAACGGATCTTTCTACACTGATCCAACGACTCAAAAACCAACATGGAGGAATTATATCCCTTCGGTTGCAGCGACAGATATCGTTGCATTCGTAAGTGATGATCCTTATGAAAGATTTGAGATCAGATCTAATAACACAGGCGCTTCAGCAGTGACTGATATTTTCAATAATGCAAATATCACTTATTTAGCTGGAGACTCAGCAAACTACGTATCAAGAGTTAGACTGAATGATGCTACTTTAACTACATCTACAGAACAACTTCAGATACTTGGTTCAACAAAAGACACTGGTGACAATAATATCACTCAATCACACGTTGTGTGGGTTGTGAGAATTAACGAACATCAGTTCTTATCAGCTACAGGAGCATAAGAATATGGCTATATCAAGAGGACAACTAGTTAAAGAACTAGAACCAGGTTTGAATGCTTTATTCGGACTGGAGTACAAACGTTATGAAAATCAGCATCTTGAAATATTTGATATTGAAACTTCTGACAGAGCTTTTGAAGAAGAAGTTATGTTATCAGGTTTCGCAAATGCTCAAGTTAAGCCAGAAGGTTCTGGAGTAACTTTTGACAATGCTCAAGAAACTTTCACAGCTAGATACACACATAACACCGTAGCACTTGCTTTCTCAATCACTGAAGAAGCGATTGAAGATAACTTGTATGACAGACTAGCGTCTAGATATACAAAAGCACTAGCAAGATCTATGGCAAACACTAAGCAAGTAACAGCTGCAAACGTACTTAATAATGCGTTTTCAAGCTCGTTCCCAGGTGGCGATGGAGCTCCTTTATTGGATCAAGCTCATCCTACTATTGCTGGTTCATTTAGAAATGAACTTGCAACGCCGGCTGACTTAAACGAAACTTCATTAGAACAATCATTGATTGATATCAATGCATTCACTGATGAAAGAGGTTTAAAGATTGCTGCGAGAGGTATTAAATTAATTATTCCAAGTGAACTACAATTCACTGCGGAAAGATTAATGGCATCTCAAGGTAGAACTGCTACAGCTGATAACGATATCAATGCAATCAAATCTATGGGAATGATTCCACAGGGTTATACTGTGAACAATTTCCTTACAGATTCTGATGCATTCTTTATCAAAACGGACGTTCCAAATGGAATGAAAAACTTTGTTAGAGCGGCTATCAAGACTTCTATGGAAGGTGATTTTGATACTGGTAACGTTAGATACAAAGCTAGAGAAAGATACAGCTTCGGCTGGTCTGACCCTAGAGGTATGTTTGGCTCACCAGGTGCTTAATATATAAGCATTTTTTATTTAATGGGGTGGGTATATCTCACCCCATTATTATGTTAGAAAGAAAGAATTATGACAAAAATGTTTCAAGTAAAAATTAGAGCTTATGGACACATGGCTAATTTTAACATTGAAGCCGAAGATAGTGCAGAAAGCATAGAACTAGCTATCCTTGACAAAATAGGAAAAAAAGGTATATTACTAAAAGACAGCATGAGATCTTTTGCTAAAGATAAATGCTGGATAACCTATGAGGAGATCGTAGATGATAAATCACGTTCAAGCTCTTTACACAAAGAAGAGAGCCCTAGAACTTGATTGGGAGCAACACTACATTCAAGAGGGAATATATACTCTTGATATGGTTAGGATTGACGAAAAAATTCGTGAAATCATTAACCAAATTAAAATGTCTGAAGCTGAGAT